CCCCGCCCCCCCCCCCACGTCCTTGTCATCGACGACCCACTCAAAAACCGTGAGGACGCAGAGAGCGAAGGCACCCGCCGCTCGATATGGGACTGGTACACATCGACGGCCTATACCCGTCTTGCCCCCGGCGGCGGCGTTATTGTGATGATGACAAGATGGCATGATTCGGATCTCGGCGGCCGCCTCCTTGAGCAGATGGCGTTGGGTGAGGGCGACCAGTGGAAAGTGGTCAAATACCCAGCAATCGCCGAGCATGACGAGTTGTTCCGCCGCCAGGGCGAGGCGCTTCACCCCGAGCGTTACCCGATCAGCGCGTTGGAGCGTATTAAGCGCACCGTTGGCCCGCGTGACTGGTCGGCGCTGTACCAGCAGAACCCGGTGGCCGACGATGGGGACTATTTTAAGAAGGAAGACTTTCAGTGGTTCATGCCCCAGGACTTGCCGCCGCTTGAGGACATGAACTTCTATACTGCCTGGGATTTGGCGATCGGGCAGAAAGAGCAGAACGATTTCACGGTAGGTATCACGGTGGGCGTTGACCGCCAGGACAATATCTATGTGGTGGATGTGCAGCGCGGTCGATGGGGCACGCTTGAGATTATTGAGAAGATGATCGAAGTTCAGCGCGTCTGGGGCAGTAAGATTGTTGGTATTGAGCGGGGTCATATCCTAATGACCATGGGGCCGCTGCTCGAGAAGCGGCTGCGCGAGACGCGCATGATGATGCCCGTCGAGGAGCTTCGCCCCGGGAAGCAGGACAAAGTGGCACGCGGCCGTCCAATCCAAGGCCGGATGCAGCAGAAGAAGGTGTATTTCCGCAAGCACTGTGACGTTACTATGTCGCTAGTGGCGGAGATGTTGCGCTTCCCCAACGGCGCACACGACGACCAGTGCCTCGTGGCTGGCACGCTGGTGTCCACACCGGCCGGTAGCACGCCTATCGAGTGTTTGGCCCCTGGCGAAATGGTCGATACCCCCGCCGGCCCTCGGGAAGTGTTGGCTGCCCGATGCACCGGCCGCAAGGAGATTTTTCGCCTAGAGCTACCCGATGGTAGGGTTTTGGAGGGCAGCGACAACCACCCTGTTTATACGCACAATCGTGGATTCGTTCGGCTGGATAGTATAGAATGGTTTGACCAAATACTTATAGAGGCGCAGCCATGCCAAGGTGGCACAGCGAAAACGCCAAACGTGCTTGGGAAGGCCGGAAATGGTACCCAAAATACTGCGAAGCATGTAAGACGGAGTTTACGACCCCGTTCCCCGACCGAACCCAATATTGCTCACCGCGGTGCGGAAACACGGCGTGGGAGCGGCGCAACAAGCGACCGAGCAGATACAAGGCACTCGGGACTCCCGACCCCCGAAAGTGCGAGAGGTGTGGAGATAGCTACCAGCCGATCAAGCGCACCAAACGGGGTTTGTGCTCAGTTAAATGCAGGAACCGCGATTATCACGACCGGCGCAAGGGTAGTCCCGACGGGCAGGGTTGAATGGGTCTATAACCTAACTGTGGCGGAGGAGCACGTTTACTACGCCAACGGCGTCTTGACCCACAATTGCGATAGCATGGCGTGGATTGGTCAACTATTGACGCTGTTTACGTCAACGCGCGACAAGAAGCCCGAGCAGAAGGCGTCCTGGCGTGATAAACTGTCTAAAACTATTCGCAGTGCTAATAAACGCACGGCGATGACTTCCTAGATGGGGTGCCTTATGAACGATGAACGTCAGATAGAGGAGGCTATTCAGGCCAAGGGACTTAACGCCTTACGGCTTTCGCCTGATTTGATAAACGGGGTGATTGCCGGTGAGACGTTTACCGTTTTGCCTAGCGGCAAAGTGATGGTCTGCGAGCTAACGCTGGTCAACGGTTTCACTGTTCGAGGTGAAGCGGCAACGGTTAGTAAAGAGAACTTCGACGAAGAGATCGGCCGGCGTATCTCGCTGACCAATGCCCGCTCTAAGGTCTGGGAACTGGAAGGTTACCTTCTTCAACAGCGCGCTCATGAGGGGCTTGTATGATCATCGAAGAATTTAAGCCGTATCAGCCCAAACCTGTCACCCGCTACGCGTACCAGATCACCGAGCATGACGCGATGGCCAAGATGGGTAAGGCGACCTACAACATCGTGCTCGCCAGCAGCGTCGTGGCGTTCAAAGCCTACGAGAAACCCCAGGTGGGTGACTTTATTGTGTATACGGCGGACGACATCTACCACTGCTCCGAAGCGACCTTTCGCGAGCGTAACGTAGTCGAGGACTGAAACAACTATGGCCAAACCGGCAACTGACCCAACGCTTGTCGCCCAACAGCAGTGGGCGCACTACGTACGCGCTCGCGACAATGGGCACGATGACTATGTGCGCATGGCGCAGAAGTGCGATGAGTTTTATCGCGGCGAGCAGTGGTCAGATGCCGATCGCCGTAAGTTGGAGGACGAGGGCCGCCCGGCCATGACGTTCAATTTGGTGCTGTCGACTATTAACACGGCGCTTGGTGAGCAGGCGAGTCGCGAAATGCAGATCGGCTTTCTCCCCAAGCGTGATTCTACCCGCGACGGCGCGTTGGTGTTGTCCAAAGTGGCGCAGTCGATTATGCAGGCCAACGACTACCACTACATCGAGAACTTCGTGTTCGCCGACGGCATTATCCAAGACCGCGGCTACTTTGATGTGCGTATGTCGTTTGAGGACAACATGCTCGGCGATGTGGACATTAAGCACCTTGACCCGATGACGGTCGTGCTTGGCCCAGAGGGCAAGGAGTATGACCCCTCTACGTGGAGCGAGATAACAGTCACTAGCTGGATGAGTCTCGACGAGATTAAGACGAAATACGGTGAGAAGAAGGCCGAGGCCGTCGAGTCACTGGTTAACGCCGGGGACCACTACGCCTACGACTCTATTCGCTTTGGCACTAACCGCTTTGGCGGCGAACGGTTTGAGAGCAGCGAAACGTACTCGAACGAGGGCGTCGATAACCGCGTGATCAAGAGCGTCAGGGTTCTTGAGCGTCAGCACTACCAGTGGGTTGATGAATACGTGTTGGTAGACCCGGACACCGGCGATATGCGCGAAGCACCATCCAGCATGGACGAGGCGCAGGCGACCGACCTTGCCGAGCGTTATGGTATCCAGGTCATGAAGCGGGCAGGCCGCAAAGTGCGTTGGACAGTCACCGCTGACCACGTAGTGCTTTACGACGACTGGTCGCTTTATCGTTCGTTTACCATCGTGCCGTATTTCCCCTACTTCCGTCGTGGCCAGCCGTTTGGCATGGTGCGCAACCTACTTAACCCGCAGGAATTCTACAACAAGTCGCGTAGCCAAGAGCTTCATATCGTTAATACGACGGCCAACAGCGGGTGGATCACCGAGGAAGGCTCGCTGGTCAATATGACCGAGGATGAGCTGAGTGAGAAAGGCGCCGAGACGGGCCTGCACTTGGTTTACGCGCGCGGCTCTCAACCGCCCGCAAAGATCTCCCCTAACCATGTGCCAACCGGCTTGGATCGCATTTCCGATAAAACGGGTATGGCGATCCAGCAGATCAGCGGCATGAACGACGGCATGATGGGGATGGCCAGCGCCGAGGTGTCGGGCGTCGCTATGGATCGCAAGACGGCCCGTGGCCAGATCCAGATGGGGCAGCCGTTCAAACACCTGAGCTTTAGCCGCAAGTTGGTCGGCAAGAAGATCCTTGAGTTAATCCAGGACTTTTATACCGAGGAGCGGGCTATCCACATCCTCCACCCCGATGATCCTGAGCAGCGTGACGAGGAGCTTGTGATCAACCAGATCGACGAGGTGGGCAATATCCTCAACAACGTCACTGCCGGCCGCTACGATATTTCGATCACGACCTTGCCAACGCGCGACAACGTTGACGAAGACGAGTTCGCCCAGATGATGCAGATGCGCCACGAAGGCGGCATTGCCATCCCTGACGACGCTATTATCCGCCGCTCTGGTCTCACCGACCGCGACGAGTTGGCAGACCGCATCCAGCAGATGATCGGTCAAGCGGAGCCGTCGGAAGAAGAAGTCCAGATGCAGCAGAAACTACAGCAGCTTGAAGTGGCTAAGTTGGAAGGCGAGCTTGACAAGCTAGTGGCCCAGTCTGAGCAGTACCGTGCCAGCGCCGCTAAAGATATGGCCAGCGCCGAGAAAACGTCGGGTGGTATGGACTCTCCCGAAATGGCGTTCCAGATGAGCGAGCTTGAGGCCAACATTTCCATGAAGCGCGAAGAACTGGCGACTCGTCTACGCCTTGCCGGCATGACACACGCGGCGCGCGGCCAGGGCGAGCAGCTTCGTACGGCGGCGCAGCTAGCCACTTCACGATTCCAGGGCGAAACCCAAATGGCCGTTGCCCAGGCCAATTCGTTACGCAACGCTAACCCTGCCAATAAGGAGCCACGCTAATGGCTAAAGATAACCGCGACGCCGAAACCAACGAGTTTGATTACTCCGGTTTGTACAACGAGGAAGACCCCATTTCCAGTTTGGGTGACCTTGACCTGGGCGACGAACTTGAGCCTTCCGAGACTCCTACCGAGGGTGGTGAGAGCGATACAAAAAATGAGGAGGATGCCCCCGCCGACGAGGCTGAGCCTGCCGACGGCGAGGAACCAGAGGGCGACGCTGATGCACCGGCTGACGAACAAGCTAGCGAGGAAGATGCGGACGATTCTGCTGATGTGGAAGGCGAACCGCCTGCTGAGGAGCCTGAGCCGGAGGAGAAGTCAAAGGCTAAGGAACCCTTCATTCCTAAGTCGCGTTTCGACCAGCGTACTGCGCAGCTACGAGCGTCGGAACGGGAGCTAGCGGAACTACGCGGCAAGCTACAGCAAGCGGAAACCGACCGTGAGCGCGCTACCCGTGAGGCTAATACGCTCACCGACGAGCAACTGCAAGAGCGGATGACGGCTGCGAACACCGCCTTGCTAGAGGGTGACACCGAGAAGGCGTCTAAGCTCCAGAGCGAAGTGTTTTCCGCACTTCGTCAGAACACCCAGACCACCGAGTCTGCGCAGGTTGACCCTAATAAAATCGCGTCCGATGTCCGCGACCAGCTTACCTTCGAACAGTCGCTTGAGAAAATCTACAGCGATTACCCCGCTTTAAACGAAAACTCAGATTCTTACGACGAGACGTTAAGCGCCGAAGCGGTTGCTATGCAGGGCATGTACTTCCAGCAGGGGTACACACGCGCTGAGGCTACCCAAAAAGCAGCGGAGGCGGTGTCTAAGATCCACGGCCTGGAATCCACTAGCGCTCCCGCCGAGGCCCCTGCCACGACCAAAAAGGCGGACATGGCGCGCAAGTCCCAGGCGGCCTCTAAAGCGGGTAAGGTCGACAAGGCGCGCAAAGCACCACCGTCTACTACCGGCGGCCAAGGCGACTCCGGCGATAGTGCCGACTCCCTTGACCTTGATACGTTATCGGTGGATGACTGGTCCGCGTTACCCAACTCCGTCAGGTCTAAATTACTAGGCGACTCACTTTAATGGTTGACCTAAAAAAGACGCTGTGCGAATATAGTGGGGTCGAGTTGTTGTGGTGACAGCTTCCCCCAGGGCCGGGGGCTACCTCTGACGTTAAAAAAACCTCCACCCCCCACCGGGGCGTTGGAGGTTTTTTGTTGCCTGATCGCGAGTCTCACCTTGCTTTAAACTATTCGCTGTGCGAATATATAACCACGGCAGCCCCACGATACAGGGCAGGGTCGCTCCTCCATCGGCGCATTTGCTACGACAGTCCCCGATACGGACAGAGGCACGAAAAGATGATTATTTCTCCCGCCTAGCGAATGGCATTTAGCCTCGCGGGCATACTACCGAGGCTGATATGGCTAAGACGAATTTTGCTACCCTAACCGATGAACAGAAAACGGCGTGGGGTATGGATTTCTGGGCACACGCCCGTAATCGCTCCTTTATCAACAAGTTCCTTGGCAAGTCCGCCAATTCGATGGTGCATCACATCACCGAGTTGCGTAAGGACAAAAAGGGTGCCCGCGCGGTAATGACGCTGGTGGCTGACCTGACCGGCGACGGTGTAGTAGGCGACAACAAGCTGGAAGATAACGAAGAAGCGATGAAAAGCTTCGACACCGTTATCCAGATCGACCAGTTGCGTAACGCCAACCGCATCGAAGGCCGTATGGCTGACCAAAAGTCTATCGTCAACTTCCGCCAACAATCACGCGATAAACTAGGCTACTGGCTCGGCGACCGCATGGACCAGCTTGCGTTCCTAACCATGTCCAGCCTGCCTTATACGATGATGACCAACGGCGCTACCCGCGTAGGTTCCTCACTCCCCAACCTTGAGTTCGCCGAAGCTACTCCGGCCCCTACGGCTAACCGCCAGTTCTATCTAGGCGCTGATGGTAACCTCGTTCAAGGCACCGGTTTTGACGCACCTGACGGCAGCCTTACGCCGCTGACCTACCGCTCGCTGGTTCGTATGAAAGCCAACGCCAAGGACTCGTACCTGAAACCGCTTCGCAGCGGCGGCGGTGAAGACCTCTACATGGTGTTCGTTACCCCTCAAGGCATGGCGGATCTGCGGCTTGACCCTGACTTTATCCAGAACGTACGTAACGCAGGCGTTCGTGGCAAGTCGAACGAGCTGTTCTCCGGCGCGTCCAGCGTCATGGTCGACGGCATGATTATCCA